GCGCCCGTGCTTCTGACATTATCGGTGCGGTCACGCATTGGGCAGACGAAACGGCTATTGCAAAGCTTCCCGCCCTGTACCAAACCTTGTACAAAAAGGCGGTGTGCGCACAGGTTGATTTCCTTGCGATAAACGGCACAGATTCCGTCAATGAAACCGCTTCGGCGGGCTTTACCGTTGGAAAAGTGACCGTACACGGCAAGGCAAGCGCAAGCGGCGGCGGCAAGCTTTCCGAAAGCATTTCCCCGCTTGCAATCGGATACCTTGAGCAAACCGGGTTGATGAACCCGCAAGTGCCAACCTTGGAAGGTTGGTGGTAAAGCAATGCTGAAACCTATCCCGTCAAAGATTCTGAGAAGCACAGCGACCGTCAAAGTATGCAACGGCGTTGATAGGTATCAGAATCAGACATATACGGAATACACGGTCAAGCGGGTACACCTGCAACCAACCAACGAAATCCGCAAAACGCAGGACAACACAGATTGCGTGCTACGGTCAATCCTGTTTGTTGATGCCCGCATTAGCACCCCCGCCATTGATTGGTGCGCCCTGTTTGATTCGGCGCACAAGCTTGCGGGGGATATGCGGGTTGTGGTGCGTGGCGTGGAATATACCGTCTTTTCGGTTGATGCATTGCGGGATGACACAGACAACCTACATCATTACGAAGTGGGGTTGGTATAAATGGCTGTGCGCATTGAGATCAACGAAAACACCATACGGGCAAAGATCGACAACGCATGGGAAACCGGGAAGGAAATGCTGTGCTCCCAAATCCTCCGGGATTGCAATATGTATTGCAAAGAGGACACCGGGATGCTGATTATGTCTTCGTACATACACAGCAGGTTGAAAGAAGGGCTGTTGATATGGCAAACGCCATACGCCGCCCGGCAATACTACGAAATCCGCACGGCTTATACGGATGTAAACCCGCAAGCAAGTTGGCGTTGGTGTGAGGTTGCGAAGCAAAACCATATTGCCGAATGGGGCAGACAAGCGCAAGCTATAAAGAGGTTGTACAGATGATTAGCAAAATAAATGCCGCCGTTGAAGCGGTTATGGATTTAATTGACGGCATGAACAATTTTGCGTCAATAACAAGGGGCGCACTTGGTACGGGTGACGGTTTGGCGTGCGAAATTGCGCCGTCAACACCGTCCGAAGTATATATGGACAAGAACGCATACATCCCCTTGACACTTGCGCTGAACGGCAAGCACCACGATTTGCAGGTGCTTTCCGACACGCTGAACAATATCATTGACACGCTGACCCGCCGCACGGCGTACCCCGCCGGGGATGGGTGGGAAATCGTGGATATTACAAGCGGCAATTTGCCCCGCATCATTGGGCGTGAGGATAACAACGCTTGGTTGATGGCGGGGGATTTGATTGTGAAAGTATACAGAAAGGATGACGAACAATGAATGCGAACTGGGTGAATGAACTCTATGTTGCAACCGCCCCGGCGGCAACCGAAGGCGGCGAACCCACGTGGGCGAAACTGTGTGCGGGCATTGAGTCTATGGAATTCAATGAGAATGAGCAGAACCAACAGTATTTCTTCCTGTGCGGTGAGGGCTTTGCGCACAACGAAACCACGGGTGCGGCTCCCGAACTGGTTGTTTCCGGGCGGCGTGTCACGGGTGATGCGGCGCAGGATTATATTGCCGGGATGCAGTATAAACTGGGAACCGAACGCAACACGCAGGTCAAGATTGTTGCCGAAGGCAAGCAGATTGTTTGCCCCGCAACCGTTGGCGCTATCACTACCTTTGGCGGTTCCACGCTTGATGTGAACGCCTTTGGTTGCACGCTCCGGCTGAACGGCAAACCGACCGTGACGAATGCGGCGTAATTAAATACCGGGCGGGGTTTGGCTTCCATTCCCCGCCCCTTTTTTACAATTGAGGGGGTAAACAATGAAACTTTTTCGGCGTGGGTATGAAATGACCCTAAACCGGGTTCACGATACAGTTTCCGTTCGGGAAGGTGACGAAAAAATCACGCTGACCGTCAACGGGGACGCAATGCGCATGGTTGCCGGGCTGAACAAGGCACAGGCGAAAATGAAGGAATTGACAGACGATTCCCCGGATGAGGTTGTCAAGGAATGCGCAGAATACTTTGCGGCGGTCATTTTCGGAAAGGAACAGGCGGCACAGCTTATGACATTCTATGCAGATGACCCCGGTTGCGTGATAACAGTATGCGGGCAGTATTTCAAAGAACGGCTTGCGGGCAAAATATCAGCAATGCAGAAGCGAATGAAGGATGCTTAAATTGTTCGACCGATTGCCGGACAGCATAACGGTTGACGGCAAGCGGTACAAATGCAACTTCGATTTCCGCAACGTGCTGAAAATGCTTGACATTATGCAAAGGGATGACATATTGCCGGACGCACGGGATTATTTGTGCGCCCGTTGTTGCGTCAAAAAAACCCCTAAAAACGCCGCCAAGGTTTATTCAGTATTATGCGCAATGCTTTTCCCGAAAGCCACGGAAACAGGCGGGAAACGCCTTACAAGCTATGAACAAGACGCAGGATTGATTCGCACAGCGTTCCGGCAGGTGTACGGCATTGACCTATACCGTGACAACCTGCATTGGTTTGAATTTTGCGAGTTGTTGCAATACCTGCCCGAAGGGTGCAGATATGAAGAAACAATCGGCATACGGGCACGCCCTATGCCCGCCGCCAACAAATACAATCAGAAGGAACGGGAATGGCTATTGAAAGCCAAACAAAGCGTTGCATTGCGCTTGGACGATAAAGAACAAGCACGCAAGTATGAAACCGATGTGTCAAACGTTTTCGCCGGGTTGATGGGGATGATACAAAAGGCACAGGCGGCAGAAAAGGAAGTGAACACAGGTGGCAAATGACGGTCAAATTGTTTTTGAAGTAACAGCAGACGGCAAGCACGCTATTGCGGATATAAAAGACATAACAAAGGCAATCCAACAGGAAACCGGGAAATGGGACGATGCCGCAAAGAAGTCAACGGACAACATTGGCAACCAATTTTCCGGGATGCTGAAAAAACTTGTTGCCGGGTTTAGCGCCGTAAAGATTGGCAAAGCGTTGCTTGACATTGGCAAGGACGCAATTTCGGCGGCTTCCGATTTGGAAGAGGTGCAAAACGTTGTTGATGTGACCTTCGGGCAAGGCGCAAGTAAAATTGAATCATGGGCAAAAGCCGCCGGAAGCCAATTTGGCTTGACGGAAACACAGGCAAAGCGGTTCACTTCCACACTTGGCGCAATGATGAAATCAAGTGGCATTGCGGGGAAAGAAATTGTTGGTATGTCAACCGACCTTGCCGGGTTGGCGGCTGATATGGCTTCCTTCTATAACTTAGACTTCGACACAGCTTTTCAGAAAATCCGTTCGGGTATCAGCGGCGAAACGGAACCGCTGAAGCAACTTGGTATCAATATGTCCGTTGCAAACCTTGAAGCGTTTGGGTTGCAAAAGGGCTTGACAAAGACCTTTGACCAAATGACACAGGGCGAACAAACCATGCTCCGGTATCAATATTTGATGCAAGCCACGGCAGATGCACAGGGGGACTTCTCCCGGACTTCGGACGGGTACGCAAACAGCGTTCGCAAGTTGCAAACGAATCTTGATACACTAAAGACAACGCTTGGCAAGGGGTTCATTGATATTGTAGCCGAAGCAACGGGCTTTCTGAACACGTTCATTGAATCACTAACCCCGGACGATAGCAAACGCACGGTTCTTGATGACTTTGCGGATATTGACCTGCAAACCGAAACAAAGATTGCGCAGATTCAAGAAACAGCAGAGCAAGCCCGCCTTTTGACGGAAGAACTTGACAAAATTGGCGGCTCAAAGGCTGACAAAGCCGGGTCAAAGGTTCAACAGATTGCAAGCGGTCTTTCGCAAATCAACCTTGACCAAGGCAAAACGGGCGTTGTCAAAGATTTCATTTCCACCCTTGCCAACAACATTGAAGTGCTTGCGGCGGTGCAAGGCACGGACGCAGACGGTGCAAAAGCGTGGCTTGATGGCATTGCGGAAAGCGCAAACAAACTTGACCCGGATGATGCCGCAGGTTGGTCAAGCTTGATTTCGGCAATAAAAGAAGGATTGCCGGGACTTGAAAACACAGACTTCGGCACGGCGTTCTTTTCTTCGCTTGGTGACGGTTTCAACGATGTTGAACAGAAATCAAGCGTGCTTCAATGGGCGGTTGATATGTTGGGCAACAAGACCAACCGCACAGCGCAGGAACAAGCTGTGTGGCTTGAAACCTGCAAACGGTTGGTAAAAACAATTCCCGGCTTGTCTTCCGTTATCAATACAGAAACGGGTGAAATCAACGGCGGCACGGACGCCGTAAAGGACTATATAAAGGCATGGGAAGACGGGCAGAAAAAGCTTGCATTGCTTGGTGCTGTTGAGCAAAAGGAAAATGCGCTTTCTTCCCGCTTTGCAGATTTGCCGGGGCTTGAACTTGACATGGCGGTTGCGCAACGCAGGTTGCGGAAAAGCTTTGAACAGCTTCAAAAGCTATATGCTCAATATGGAATGCGGCTTGGTTTCAATCAAGACGGTTCTGTATATCGTGGCTTTGGTGATGTGGAAGGTTTGAGCGCAGAAGACAAAGCCATGCTAAACCGGGAAACGGATTATTTCGAGAACCTAAAAAAAGAAGAGCAAGCCGCCCGGGACGCATATAACCTGCAAAAAGATGCACTTGACGAAGCGCAAAAAGCACTTGACGAATACCGGGCAACAGTTGACGAAATGCCCGGAACAATCGAAGAAGCGGCAGACGCAAGCGAACAGTTTTGGATTGATAATGCTGAAAACATCAAGCTTGTTGTAAATGCCGCAGACGATGCGCTGAAATCCCTTGAGGAGTATGCAAGGGGCGTGCGGGATGCCATAGCGGCTGATATTGATTCAACGGTCAAGGGGTTTGGCAAGATAGAAACAACAAGCGGTAAAATGATCGACATTACAAACCGCCTTTCTAACTTGACAACAGGCTCTGACGAATGGAAAGCGCTGAATGATGAGTTGGCAAAGCTAAAAGGCAACGCCTATTCTGCACAAAACATTGCACAAAACCTCCGGCAACAGGCGCAGTATATGGACGATTATTTGCGCTTTTTGAACGAAGCACGGGCGAAGGGCGTTTCGGATGATGTGCTTGCGCAATTGACGGACGGTTCTGCGGAATCGTATGATGTGCTGAAGGCGCTTTCAGAAGCATCCGGGGACGCAACCAAAGGCGAAGTCAAAGAAATCAATGACGCATACCAATCCGTTGCAGATAAAAAGCGGCAAATGACAGAGGAACTGTCAAACCAACAATTGACGGTTGACCAAACATATCAAAGCCTTGCGGCAAAAGCGAAAGAAGCGGTTGCCGCACTTGACTTGCAGGATGAAGCCGCAACAAATTCCGGCGCAACCGTTGCAGGAATAGCGCAAGGGATTTCAGATCACGTTCCCGATGTGTCAAATGCGGTTGACAGCATCATTGCACAATTGGAACGGCTGAACGGGTATGGCATTGACATTGACTTCGGCGGGTTCGGCAATATCACGTTCACAACAAACACAGGCAAGACAGAAGGCTCCGGGCGCATGGGCATCCCGCTTGTCCCGCATGATGACTACATTGCACGGTTGCATGAAGGGGAACGGGTGCTTACGGCGCAGGAAAATCAAATTTGGAATGCATTGCTAAACGGCGGCGTTGCCGGGTTTGACCTTGAAATGCTTGGCGGTGTTATGCGTGACAATGTGAAACCGGGCGGGGATGTATACCTTGACGGGAAAGCTGTTGGCGCTGTTATTTCGGCAAGACAAGGTTCTGCATATAGATCGTTAAAAAGGAGCGGTTGGCAGAAATGATAACGTATAGCGGCGTGAATATACTGGATGTTGCCCCGGTTAAAATCGAAGACATTGTTGTTTCCCCTATTCGCTTGAATCCCGTTGCACGGCAACGTGCAATTGCGTTCGGTGCAGAATTTGTTCGCATGGGTGGCGGTACACGTACCGTCACCATTTCTTTTGCATTGCTTACAAAGGACACCGCAGACCGTGAACAGCAATTGCAGAATATAAGGGATTGGGCAAGCAACGGAACGGAAAGCGCACTTGTTTTGCCCGATCATGCCGGGAAACATTTGGAATGCATTTGCACGCAACTCCCGGAAGCGTCTTTCCGCAAGTGGTGGGAAAACAAACTTCGCCTTGAATTTACCTGCTTTTCTAACCCGTACTGGACGGCAGATACGGAACAGGAAGCGGAATGCGGGGAAACGCCGTTTCAAGTGAACGGGAGCGCCCCGCCGCTTATGCGTATAGAACGCACGCTGTCGGAACCCGCAACAGCGCAGGAATACCATTCCGGCGAACAGATTATGACATTTTCCACGATTCCTGCGGGGAAGTTGACAATAGACATAACACGGCAAACCGCAGATGTTGACGGGGTTTCTATCATGCAACACTATGACCCGAATTCGGAATGGATTGTGCCGACATATGGAGGGCAATTCCAAACAATAGGCGGCATTGGGCAGATTAGATTCTGCGAAAGGTGGGTATGATGCAATTCGTATTCCTTGACACAGGCGGGAGAACGCTGTTTGTGCGTGATGACGCAGAAAGCGCATTGTGGACGGTTGAGGAAAAAAGCTTGGCGCTTGATTTTCCATACAATCCGAACAAGGTTATAAGCATAGGTCAACGCATCCTGTTCGTTGACCCGACCGGGGAACAGCAGGTTTACGAAGTCAAAAACGCAATGACGGTTGAACCCGACCATTACCAACAAATCACGGCTGAAGATATATGCATTTCAGAACTGACAGACGATTTTACGGAAGAACAGGAAATAACTGACGCAACGTGTTCAAGTGCCCTTTCCGGCGTGCTTTCGGGAACCATGTGGGCTGTTGGCGCTGTTGATGTTAACCCAACCGTAACTGTTGACATAAGCCGTGGAAGCGTATGGCAAGCGGTTCTTGATATTCAGAGCAACGCTAACGTTTATATTGTCCCCCGTGTTTCTGTTGATTCTGTCGGTAACATCACACGCCACCTTGATATTAAAGATTCAGCGGGGCAATGGAACGGTTTACGCTTGTCAATTGACAAAAACTTTCTTGACCCGTCTGTCACGTATGATGATACAGAACTTGCAACGGCGCTATATGGATACGGCGGCACAATATCGGGGCAAGGAACGGAAGAAGACACAGAATGCACGTTCGCAGACATTGTGTGGGAAGAAACAGATGAACACCCCGCCAAACCTGCGGGGCAAACGTACATTAAAGACCCGGCGGCAACGGCTGAATTTGGGCGCAACGGGCGGGCACGCTTTGGGTATTATCAAAACACGGCAATTACAGACCCGGAAATGTTGCTTGAAAAGACATGGCAAACGCTGAAGAACGTATCAACGCCAACCATAAGCATTGAAGGCACGATTGCAGACCTGTACAGGTTGGGGTATGCAGATGAACCAATACGGTTGCATGATATAGCGCTTGTGGAGGTCATGCCCGCAGGTTTCAAACGGCAATTGCAAATCATTCGCCTTTCAGTAAACCTGCTTGACCCTACAGAAACAACCGTGTCAATTGGCGCATACCTGCCGAATATCGTGTATATCGACCGCAATATTGATGACGGTGTTACGGGTTCACGTGGTGGCGGCGGCAATCGCAACAGCACGGTCAACGAATGGCGTGAGTTCCGCACAACAATACAACAGTTTGAAAACGGCACAGGGTTGCGCATCCAAGCTGTGCAAAACGATGTAAACAACCAAGCACAGGAAATAGCCATTCAAACCGGGCGCATTGATGTTGCGTACAATCGCATTGAAAGCGAAGTGACGGACAGGCGGGACGCTGACAACGAACTTTCTTCAAAGATCACGCAGACAGCAACAAGCATCCGCTCCGAGGTTTCAGCGGCGAACAGCAACATTTATTCAGCTATCACGCAGACAGCATCAAGCATCCGTTCGGAAATTGTTTCCACGGAATCGGGATTGCGTAGTTATGTTGAACAGACGGCAAGCGGGTTCCGGCAGACCATAAAAAGCCAAACGAATCGAACGTGGATTCAAGACACAGACCCCCGCACAGCGGGTGGCGGTAGCCATGATGTCAAGGTTGGGGATATTTGGATAAAATCAACGCACCAAGGCACGTGGGATGGCGCAGACGGGTTTGATTGGGGCTATGATGAACAATACGATTGGTTTGCTATCCAAGGCGCACAGGTGTACGGGTGGCAGAATGGGCAATGGGAATTGGTTTCTGACCAACAGCAGACGATTACGTGGAGTGATGTTGTCAACACCGCAGACCATTTGATTTCGCAGAAAATCAAAGGCATTGTCAATGACGAAGGGCTGTTGGAAGTATACCTGTCAAAGCTTGAACAGACCGCCGAAGAGATCAAAGCGGAAGTATCAACGGCAGACAGCGAGATTTATTCGTACATTGACCTTACGGCAAGCCAAATTGATTTGGCTGTTTCATACCGTCCTTCTTCCGTTATAGCCACAGAACAACCGAATACTATTCAAGGACGCCCGCCCGTTGAAAATGATGTTTGGGTGCAATCAAATTTCAAAAACACATGGGACGCCGTTCTTGATGACGATTGGAACAATGATGCTTCCATTTCTTGGGGCGAAATCAGAAGTGACAAGGTTTACGTATACCATGGCGGGGCATGGCATGAAGCGGTAGACGGCACGGTTATTGCGGAGGATGCAGACATACGGGAACAAGCGGGAACAATTGACCTGCTGACAAAGCGCATACAAGTCATTGACGGCGAAGTCAAAGCAAATTATGCGGGCTTGCAGATTGATGCAGAACAAACCCGTTCCCTTGTGCAAGAACGTGTGAATGGGCTTGAAAGTTCGATCACGCAGACCGCAACAAGTATTCGTTCGGAAGTACACGCAACCGACAGCAAAATTTATTCGTCAATCACGCAGACCGCAACAAGTATTCGTTCCGAGGTTGCGAATTCTATTAGCGGCGTAAATAGCACAATCACACAGACCGCAACACAGATTCGCTCCGAAGTCAATGCCGCAAATAGCAAGATTTATTCATCAATCACACAGACCGCAACAAGCATCCGGCAGGAATTGAACAACAAAATTGCGGGTGTAAACAGCAGTATAACGCAGACCGCCGGGAGCATCCGTTCAGAGGTCAACGCCGCAGACAGCAAGATTTATTCGTCAATCCAACAGACAGCCACGCAGATTCGCTCCGAGGTTGCGAGTTCAATTAGCGGCGTAAACAGCACAATTTCCCAAACAGCAACGCAAATCCGTTCTGAAGTCAACGCCGCAGACAGCAAGATTTATTCGTCAATCCAACAGACAGCCACGCAGATTCGCTCCGAGGTTGCGAGTTCAATTAGCGGCGTAAACAGCACAATTTCCCAAACAGCAACGCAAATCCGTTCTGAAGTCAATTCCGCTGACAGCAAGATTTATTCCAACATTTCCCAAACAGCAACGCAAATCCGTTCTGAAGTCAATTCCGCTGACAGCAAGATTTATTCCAACATTTCCCAAACAGCAACGCAAATCCGTTCTGAAGTTGCGAGTTCAGTTTCCGGGTTGCGCTCGTCAATAACGCAGAACGCCAACCGCATTGCCCTTGTTGTCGAGCAAGATTCCTCCGGTAACGATCAAATCAAAACGGCGTCAATCGTTGCCGGAATAAATGCGCAAAGCGGTTCGTTTGTGCGCATACAGGCGGCAAAGATCAATCTTTCCGGGTACGTTACCGCTTCACAGTTGGAAGCTACGGACGCCAAGATTTCGAATCTTACTTCCGGCGCAACAACAGCTTCAACGCTGAAAGCGCACCTTATATCCGCAAGTAGCGGTTTCACGTACCAAGGTCATGCTATCAGCATAAAAACGGTGAGTATCAACGGAACAACATACAGATTACTGGGGTATTGATGCCATGCTTGAAAAACTTGAATCTTGTTTTGAGCGTTTGCAAAAACTGGACATTGTTCCAACTTTGCAAAACATGGAAAAACTTGTGCAATGCCTATACGAAATCCGTGATGTGTACAACGAAATAGAAAGGTTGGTAGCAGATGGACACGATGGACACAATACAAATAGTTCTGAATGATGGAACGATAATACCGGACGGGCGTGTTGGGTACGCTGAAGGGTTCCTGTGGTGTTACCTAACGGGCTACACATTGGGACAGGCGGCAACGCTTTTTTTTGATACAAACAGAACCGCAAAGATCACGTTCGTTTATGGCGAAATGCAAGACATATACGAAGGATTCACAAGCCCGTTCCATATCAGCACAGATGCGGGCGGTGTTGTTTCCGTTGGGTTGAAGCGGGGTGCGCAGGATGCTTGAAATCATAGTGCCGCATTACAACGAACCGCTTGAGATTGGCGAAAAGCTTTTTTGCATGATTGACCAACAGCGGGGCGTTGACCGCACGCAATTCCATGTGACAGTTGTGAACGATGGCGGCAACCGATTGCCGGACGAATACCTTGCCGGGTTGCATTATAGCGTCCGGCAAGTTGATATTCCGCACGGCGGCGTATCGGCGGCAAGGAATTGGGGCATTGATAACACGGAAGCAGAATGGTTGATGTTTTGCGACTTTGACGATTCGTTTTCACACGTGTACGCCTTGCGTGACATTATAAACGTTCTTCCCGCAGATGGTTACGATATGCTGTGGAGCAAGCTTTTTGTTGAAGATTTCACAGGCGGTCACGATACCATATACATTTCGCCGGAAAAGCAAAGGTTCGTGTTCACGCATGGCAAGGTATACAGGACGGCGTTCTTGCGGGAAAACGGCATCCGCTTTGATGAAAGCATGACATTTCAAGAAGACAGCCTATTCAATGCCGTCATTATAGCGAAAACGCCATACACCCGCATTGGCGAAATAAAGGCTATTTCACCGCCGTATATATGGGTTCGGCGTGACAATAGCGTCACCAATTCCGGGCGTGAGGATGAAGCAATTTGGGGGCATTATGTGCGGAACAAAGCGGTGACAGAGGAGAACCGCAAAAACCGCCCATATGCTTCCTATTGTGGCATGGTTACACGAACTGTGTGTGACACATATTTCATGCTAAACGGCACACGGGCTTCCCTACCGTTGAAGCGCCGTATCATTGCGGATTTTGTGCCGTGGATAGCAACAAGAACAAACGAATTCGCAAACGTAGACGGCGCAACACTTGCAGAAATAATGGATATAAGTAAAGCCGAACTATGGGATGCGCCAACACCTGCAACGTTTGATGCGGTGACAGGTTGGCTGAATAGGACAATGAAACGGGGTGCGATTTAATGGCAACATACACAACAAACCTTGAACTTATTAAACCCGCCGGAACGGACAAAATCCGAATTGCACAGATCAATCAGAACATGGATACCATTGACAACGCAATCGGCGCTGTTGGCAACACATCATTGCAAGCGCAGGTGACGGCGGCGGCGAATTCTTTGAACGCCGTTGAAGGCGGCGTTGCTATCGTATCCAACGGCAACGCCCATGCGGCTATTGCGTCCGGGCAGTATGTGTATATCAAGAACAACGCCACGTTGGCTGAAGGAATGTACGTTGCGACACAGAGCATCGGGGCAAATGGCGAACTTACTCTGTCCAATGTCACGCCTGTTTCCGGCGGTGCAATCAATGCATTGCAAAGTGCCACAAATCAAGCTTTGTTGACCAAAGCGTATGGCGCAAGTTTATCATTTAGCTCAAATCAGATCGTCCGCATTACGTATACTGATTCAAAGCAGACCATCATGTGCGGGTTCGCAAACGGTATTGCAGGGCATCTGCTCATATCTTCCGGCAAGTGCTATCATTATGGAGACGGAACCATTACGGCATTTGCTGATACCAACAACAAATACATTTATCTGCAATCCACGGCATTTGCATGGGCACAAATGGATATAGTTTCTGATAGACCGATCACAGCAACAACCGCAAGCGCAACCGGAGGGACAGCCATTACTGTAGAACAGCTTGCGCTGAAGAGTGACATCAAGTACAAGACGGTTACAAAGACAGTTTCGATTCCTGCCGGGACAAGCACAGAACAGGAATATATTGTGGATTTTACAAACGATATAACAGTCGATTATATGCTTGTTAACGTTACTGTTGGTCTTTATATGTTGCCTTATGTTGTCGGTGATAACGTAAAAACACAGGCGTTTTCATATAGCAGATCAGAACGCAAATTGGTTATTAAAAACCGTTCAACGGCATGGAATAATATGAAACTGGTTGCTGTGTTTACTAAATTGGAGTGAGTTTACAAATGGAAATATAGCAATGTTTTACATTGTAATACGTTTATGATATAATCTCTCCGAAAGGAGTGGTTACATGCCAACTAAATCAGTAGCTATACGCATCCCTGTTGAATTGTACGAATACCTCACGGAAAGAGCTGAACGAGAGCATCGCACACTATCAAACATGATCATCTCGTTAATGGAGGATGCAAAAGCAGAAACTGGAACGGTTAACGTTGTATCGGTGACAAGAGATAGCGGTACACATTGCTATGCATTCAGAGAGTCAAAGGATGCAATACAATGTTTCTGCTATTGGAAAGACAAGGGTGCCGTTGTTATGAGCGAAGAAATCGATATTCAGTAGTACCACAAAGGGAAATTTGTAGAACCAAGCTGACGGAAAAAGTCAACGTTTTTTGTTGCAAATGAAAGGATGAATGACAATGGGAGAAAAGTATTTTTTACATGAAATTAGGGGAAACGCAGGAACGGTTGATAACAAGGGCATTGTTGTTTGCAAAACGTTTGACGATGCGAAACAGGGCTACCACGCCTATATGGGCGCATACGCATACGGGCATGATGAAAACACGGATTTCGTTTCCTGCATGATAACGGACGGTTGGGGGAACATTATCAAGGAATTCTGCGAAACGTGGGTAAAGCCAAAGACCCCGGAACCTTGAAAAACGGGCGTGCGTTTTAAGGGCATTTTCCGGCGTTTTCAGCCCGGTCATTCCTTCGGATGATAATTTACCCGTTCAAAAGATCAGACACGGGTTATTCGCATTTTGCATAAGTTAACGTATAATCGGTTTCGGGCGGTTAGTTTATATAAACACCGTTGATTTTCCTTGCTTCTTCGGCAAGTAGTTTTTACGCTACAAATCAAAGCTGAACGTGCTGTTTGTATCGTTTATGCAACATTTTCAGCTGAATTTGTAGCGTTTCTTTGTATAATATGGTTTGACCTTCATGGAAGCATTGATTTTCAACGACTTTGTAAATGCATAAATCATGCATAAATAGGTGAAAGTATGAACACAGCAGATTACGTTGCACAGGAAATGGAACGGTTGAAAAAAGACGGCACGCCGTTGCCGTTGGTTGCATGGCGGGTTGCGTTGCTGTGTGTCGGGTGGGCATATGTCTTCGGCGCACGGGGCGAAACCTGCACACCTGCACACAGGCGCACCCGGTACAACGGAACCGCAGAAGGCAAGGACAAAGACAACATCAAAAACAAATGCAAGAATTTTGAAGGTGCGGGAAGCTGTTCCGGGTGCAAATGGTACCCCGGCGGCGCACGCACCCTGTTCTTTGATTGCCGTGGCTTTACGTATTGGGTGCTGTTGCAGGTGTTTGGGTGGCGGCTTATGGGTGTTGGCGCTACCTCCCAATGGAACACGGAGAGCAATTGGAAAGCCAAAGGCGATATTGCTACCATGCCGAAGGACACGTTGGTTTGCTTGTTTGTCCGAAATGGGTCAAAGATGGAACACACAGGGTTTGGATATAACAACGAAACAATTGAATGCAGTAACGGCGTTCTGTACTTCACAACCCGGAACAAGAAATGGACGCATTGGGGTGTTCCTGTGTGCATTGACGGCGAAATAACGCCGTCCCCTACCCCGCCGACAAAGCCAACATTGCGGCGTGGCGCACGTGGGGAATATGTCACGCTTTCGCAAACCATGCTGATTCAAAAGGGTTATGATTGCGGTGCGTCCGGTGCAGACGGGATTTTCGGCACAGGCACAGAAAACGCCGTGCGTTCCTTTCAGCATGACCACGGATTGTCCGCAGATGGCATTATAGGTCAAAAAACGTGGGCGGCTTTGGATAGCACCGAACCCGCCGCAAAATATACGATCACTATTCCGCACTTGTCCAAATCGCAAGCGGATGCGTTATGTTCGCAATACCCCGGTTCGATTATGACAGCAGAAAGGGGGTGACCGTATGGCAACCGAAACAATAATTTCCCTTGTGATTGCGTTCTGTGCGCTGTTGTTTACTGCCCTGTCTTTTCGCCGCACGCAAACGCAAGACACAAGCGAATCCGCTACGGAACGTGCAACCATGACCGCCGATGTGCGCTATATCCGGCAGAGCATTGACGAAATCAAGCTTGAAAACAGGGCAATTCAAAAAGATGTTACCGACCTAAAAACCAAAGTTGTTGAAGTTGAAGCAAGCGTCAAGAGCGCACACAAACGCCTTGACGATATGCAGAAAGGATGATGCAGTTTTGTTCACGTGGGAGTTTTGGAAAGCAACCCTTGTGCGGGCAATCCGTACCTTTGCCGAAAGTATGCTTGCATACATCGGCACGGGCGCAATTGTGCTGAAAGATGTTGATTGGCTTGCGGCGTTGAGTGCGGGCGGGCTTGGCTTTATCATTGCCATCCTGCTTGCCCTGTCTACAGGCATTCCCGAAGCACAGAAACCCGCCAAAGAGTAACACACCGCCCCCGGTTTACGCCGGGGGTTCTTTTTTTATGCCTTTATAATGAAGAAATGTATTCTTTTTGCTGTTTCCCACTTGTTCTTTTGTAGCGTATGTGTTACAATACAGTTCCCGGGGGATATGCCCCCGGGCGGGGGGCGGCTGAACCGCCGGGCAGAAAGGAAGGGCAAGGCAATGACGGACACACGGACAGAGGTTGTGCGGTTGGTTGAAACCGCAATTGCAACAGGTGATTACAACTATATTCGGCAAGCAATGAACCTTTGCACAGATGAAAGCGGCGTTTGGATGGCAGAAGATGAAGAATTCGTCATGGTTGATGATGATGTGTTCTACTTCAACGGTGCATTTTAAGAAAGGAAGGGCAAAACAATGGCAACGAAGTTTTATGGAAACCTTATGAACCGCCTTGAGGAAGGCAAGCAGTTTTGCGGGGAGATCACGGTTGGAACGGGCATGACCGAATACAGTTGGAGTGACCGCACGCCGTATGAGGTCATTGCGGTCAAAGATCAAAAGCACGTGACCGTGCGGCGGCTTGACTACAAAGCCAAGAACCCCGGTGCAATGGATAATGATTGGGAACTGTACAGCAACCCGGAAAACCCGGAATGCGATATGGTAAAGGTTGGCAACGTGTGGTATTGGACGAACACGGTTACCGCTGAAGAGTGGATGGCGGCGAAAGCAGAGATGGACAACGGCGGCGATTTCCGCATTGTATCAAGCATCGTTTGTGCCGGGTTTGACCCCGAAAAAATCATGCGGCAGGGAAAGCAGACGAAGCGCACAAAGGCAAACGTATCCTTCGGGGTTGCCCTGTATTATTACGATTATGAATTTTGACGCTGACAGACAGCGGGCGCACTCCGCCCGTTGTAGTCAACGCCAAGAGCGTTGAAGAAAGTGAGGAGATCGAATTATGGCACGGGAACGGTTCACGCAGATTGGTTGGTTTAACCTTAAGGAAGACCGGGTTTTCAGAAATGACTATGAATGCGCCGCATGGTATGAGGATGTGCTTGTAAAGGCGGGGCGTTACCCGGTCGAAGTCTATGACTTGCGGTTCTATGATGACGGGCGCATTGACCACTCCTGCCACGGCGCATATGTGAGCATGGAAGGCGAAATCGTTTCCGACTATTTCGCAACCCTGTATTGCGGCGTGCCTGTTGGCAAACCGTATGACACAACCAAGAACAAGGGCAAGCGGTCTGAACATCATGGTTATTGGTATCTGTACGATATTGCGCACAAGATACTTGACGGGGACACAGAATTTGAACTGTTGCCGGAGTACGAACCCCGTGAAATACACTTTGAGTATGACGGCGAAGAACACGTTACCCACGGCATTTTCAAAAAGGGGGCGTGATTATGGACAGCAGGTACAGAGAGGAAGACCGTGGACGGTTTGATTGCTACCTTATTGACAGGCGTTTCAGCATCCCGGTTGCGTACACGGATTGCAATGTGGTCAAGCTGACAGAGTATTACAAGGCAGAAGACCGCAAGGCGGTTGAGGAATTTGCGGGGCAATATGACTTGCCCATTGATTGGAACAGGCGTTGACGCTGACAACCGGGGACGCACGCCCGCCCCCGGATGCCAACGCCAAAGCGTTGGAGAAAGGAAAGGTGCAAGGGCAATGAGCATCAAAGAGAAAATCCGTGTACACATCGAAATTGAACGGGCAAACAAAGCCAAGCTTGACGCTTGGCGGGAGAGCATGAGAAAGGCGGGTGCGGCAAAATGACATTCAAGGCAATGGGTTGCGACCCGCAGGAAACCGAACGCCGCATTGCGGTATGCAACAGGTTGAACGTGTTGGCGCACAAAAAGGCGCACACGGATGACAAGACACAGGCAAAACGGATTGACCGCAGTATTGCCGTCATTTTGCGGCAGGAACGCCCGTGGCTGAAGGACATAGCATATTTCCTTTATTGATGACAGACCGCCCCGCCGGGGGCATTGTACCCGGCAGAAAGGATGCAAGGATATGGCAATCACGAATGCACAGATCATTTTGACGGAATCATTGCGGTTGATGGAAGCGGGCGTGCTGAAAGCAACCGGGCGTGTGTTGGCGCAGGAAATGCCGGACGGGTCAAAGGTTGAGATACCCGAACCCGAACCAATCCACACCTTCAACGGGTGGAAGGAACTTGGGTACACCGTCAAAAAGGGTGAACACGCCAAGGCAACCTTTCCAATTTGGAAGTGGAAGGGGCGCAAGGATGAGGAAACCGGGGAAGAGGTTGGCGGCAATTGCTACCAACGGAAAGCGTTTTGGTTTACGTTTGAACAGGTGGAAAAGAAGGGAGCGTATTGAGTGGTGGAAGATTGGATGCTGACACCCGAAGACCTTGCGGATTACGCACAGCGGAACGGCAACCCGGCGGCGGCAAGCTTGCTATTACTGACCCCGCCGGACAGGTTTGCGGGTGATTACGAAGAAACGCTTGCCCGGTTGACTACCGTTTTGACTACCAAACCGCAATCATAATTGCATGAAAATAGCACTTTTTGTGCAAGCACGGATATACGAAAATGACCCCTTGCCTTTTGTGGAAAGGGGTTTTGTTGTGTGGCTCAAATAGGACTCGAACCTATGACACTCCGGGTATGAAGCGGCTGTGTCTATGTGCCACAAATGCAGGAACCCCAATGGTTGCGGGGTACGTGAATTTCTACTGACTACCATTTTGACAACGAAACGCCTGTTTTACCCGTTCGGCTTCCTGTGCGTCCCGGCTGTCCGTCACGCTGTCATATATGTGCAAAATCATTGTTGCGTCCGTGTGTCCCATCCATTTTATGACGGTATGCAATTCAACGGGCGGTTGCATATCCCGAAGCATGGTTGCAAAGCTGTGCCGCAGGTCATATGGTTTGACCGTAAACGATACCCACGGCGGCGGGTTGCCCCCGGCGGCAACGATTGCCTTGTGTGCCTTTGTGCGCCCGTACCAACGGCGGTCAATTCCGTTGATTGCTTTTTCCATGCTTGCCACGTATGACCGCCACACAACCCGCCACGTTGTCTTCGTTACGGGTTGCCCATGCGCAGATGCTATCAAACGCCCTGTGCGCCCTTGCAAGGCGGCTTTCAGCGGGGGCAACAGCGGGATTGACCTGTTTGCTTTGTCTGTCTTTCCCTTGCCTGTATATGCGTATTTCTGACCGTTTTCGCTGTCTGTGTGCGCCGTTTCCCGAACCGTTATTGTTTCCCGCTTGAAATCAATGTCACGGTCAATGACCAAAGCTTTTGCTTCTTGCGGGCGCAATCCGGCATACAACATTGCCATTGCAACCGGGTGCGCCCTGTGCTCCGTGCATAGGGTTTCAATCCATTGCCTTTCCTGTGCCGTGATTGACCGATGCCCGCCCGTTGTGCCTTTGTGCGGCTTTGCTGTGCGGTCACGTGCGGGGTTCGATTGTATCAACCCATCCGCAACGGCAGAATCAAACAAGGCGCAATAAAGCTGTTTTGCCGCCTTTATGTATGAATTGGACAGCCCTTTATAACGGGAGGAAAAAACGCCTTTTATATCGGAAGGCTTCACATCCGACAACGGCAGGTTGCCAATTGCGCCCGTCAAATTTGCAAGGTGCGTGCGCAACCCTTGCATTGTGCTTTGCGCAATATCCGGGTGCGACCGTGCAAGCCAAATGTCCGCATACCCTTTGACAAAGTACACGGCAACCCGTCCCCGCTTTTCAGCCGCCTTGAAATCCTCCCGCTGTTGCAAGCAATCGTCCGGGTCATACGAATAGAACCATTGATTGTGATACCTGCACGCATACCGCCCGTCCGGGCGTTTTTTTAATTTCTGCTTTCTTTCCCGTGGCATTTTACCACACCCGCACGAAGCCGACCGCCAAACCGTATATGCGCACATCATGCCCCGCCGGGTACACTTGCGGCGGGTATGCGGGATTGTCCGCAATCAAAACAACGCCGTCCACGTTCTTGTAAAACCGCTTCAATGTTGCTTCCCCGTCAATGTCAACGGCGGCAATTTGCCCCTGTTGCACTTCGGGTTGTTGCCGTATCAGTACCAAATCACCCGGCTGAAATGTTGGTGTCATGCTGTCCCCGTTGCACCGAAGCGCAAAATCAGCGGTCACGCCGTCCGGCAATTCTGCAAACCCGTCAATGTTCTGTTCCGCTGTGATAGGTTGCCCGCAAGCTATTTCCCCGACAATCGGCACAGCATCTTTGACCATGTGAATGAACGGCGGCAGTTTATCAACCCGACACAGCAGTTCGTCCGCAGATACGCCCAAAGCATCGGCAATGCGCCCGATTGCCAACGCACCCGGTTCAATTTGCCCCGTTTCGTATTTTGCAACGGTTACCCTGTGCAACATGGCAAGTTCGGCAAGTTCTTCTTGATTCAATCCCCGTTCCCGGCGCAACTCCGCAATCCTTTTCCCAATTTCATTTTGCACAATATTCACCCCTTCCGTTTTGTAACGTATATGTTACAAGAACGTAACATGAATGTAAATAGCGCACTGGGTAAATTTCTGTTGCGCACTTGTACCTTGTATGTTACAATAGGGTTCCGGATAGTCTATACGCAACAGAAAGGGGGTGGGCAGAATAGCACGGTTGGCAGAGGTGCGGCAAGCGCACGGGATGACGCAAGAGCAACTTGCGGAAGCTTCCGGGGTTCACCGGGTAACAATCGCACGGATTGAAACCGGGGAGGTTTCGCCCAAAGCGGAAACGCTGAAGCGGCTTGCGGATGCACTTGGTGTGTTGGTTGATGACCTTATGACAGCAAAGGCGGGTTGAGCATGGACAGGCTTTATTCGGTGAAGGACATTTGCGCCCGGTATCAATGCAAAGCGGCAACCGCCCGGCGGTATATGCGGGATATGGAACACATTGAAGCCCCGCTGATGGTTACGGAACGGGCGGTTGCGGCATGGGAACGGCGCAAGACCTTGCCCCCGGAAAGCGAAACCCGGCGGCTGTTGCGAAAGGGGGTGAAAGGATGACAACGGTTGACGCTATCAAGGAAGCCGAAGACGCAAGGGTGTGGGAAGAGTTGAACAAGGAAGACCCGCACGCCAAAGCGGCGGTTGCCTTATGCAAAAGCGCACTTGCGTGCCTTACGCAATGCGTTGTGCTGTTGAAAAAGGCGGCTGAAACGGTTGACGGTAGCCCGGAAACGGACAGGGTTGCGGCTATAGCAAATGAACTTGAAGACCTTGGTTGTGATGTTTCCGCACAGATGAAACGAATGGGGGGATAAACGTGGAATTGTGGCAATTGATGCACCCGACCGCAGGACGAATCAAAGGGTTGCGCCGCACGCTGTTTGACCGTTTCCGTGCGTGGGTACGGTTCAAGCGGGGTGAATATCCGTGGTTTGCACAGGTATGAAAAAAGCCCCGCCGAAGCGGGGGAATGCAAGGGCAATCACATTCGCCCCGATTATACCACGGGGCAGAAAGAAAGGAAAGTAAAAAATGAGCGAATTGCTGAAAGCTGAATCCGAAGGTTTTGTCATTGATTCTGATGCGAAAGCCGAATGGGCGTTGGGCAAGATCAAGGAAGCACGGGCAGACCGTGACACGTGGGTTGCGTGGTACAAAGACAAAATCCGGGAGATCACGGAACAGACCGACTTCGACACGATGAACCTTGAAAGGATGCTGTGCGAATACTTTGAAACCGTGCCGCATAACAAAACCAAGACGCAGGAAAGCTACAAGCTTCCCGGCGGCAAGCTTGTTTTGAAGACGCAAAACCCCGAATACAAGCGGGATGACAAGGTTGTCATTGATTGGGTCAAGGCGAACGGCATGGCACAGTTCGTCAAGGTCAAGGAAGAATTGGATTGGGCAGGACTCAAAAACGCAACGGCGGTGTTTGAAGGTCACGTTGTGACAGAGGACGGAGAGATTATACCCGGCATTGATGTTGTAGACCGTGAAGCGAAGTTTAGCGTGGAGGTGTAATTATGGCAAAGCTTTACAAGATGACAGTTGTTGCGGTTGACCAAGAAACCAACGAAGAAGAAGTTGTGCTTGAAGACACGTACACGGGGTTCACCCTGTCCGCAAAATGTGATGATGACAGAATGGCTGAAGTTGTGATGCATGACAATATCATGGACATGGCAACCCGGCTTGCACAGGGCAAGCACACACGGGCGGCGGTACGGCTTGCGAACGTGTTTATGGCAATGAAACGTGATGACGCAGAAAACGCAGAAAATGACCTTCTGCGGGCAATTATGGAGGAATAAGACGATGAGCGAGAATGCAATGATTTTCGGCTTGATTGGTCAAGCAATGCGTGAAATTGGTGCGATTGGTAAAGAGAGCAAGAACCAACAGCAAGGGTTTATGTATCGTGGCATTGATGCGGTTATGAATGCGTTGGCTCCGGTTATGTCAAAACTTGGTTTGTTCCTTTGCCCGGAAGTGCTTGAACAGACACGGGAAGAGCGGCAAGGGCGCAACGGCGGTACGCTTTTGTACTCCATTTTGAAGATCAAATACACCCTGTATGCGCCGGACGGGTCAAGCGTGTCTTGCGTGGTGTTGGGTGAGGGCATGGACAGCGGGGACAAGGCAAGCAACAAAGCAATGTCTGTTGCATACAAGTATGCGGCTTTCCAATTGTTCTGCATCCCAACGGCTGAAATGGTTGACCCGGACGCAGAGTGCCACGAAGTTGCGCCAAAGGGCACAAAAAGCGCACCCAAACAGGCAACGCCGCCCGCAAGGCGTGACGCACCCGCACAGGTAACACAGGCGGCAACCATACCGCCAATCCCGGCACAGCAGACCACGCCGCCCGCACCCGCTTCCCCTGTGCTTGAGTACCTTGCGAAAGAGCGGGAAGCATTGCGGGTTGTGCGGGAAATCAGCAAGGCAGAGAACAACGCCATTTGGAAAGCACAGGTGAAAGCATTGACGGATGCAAAACTTGTGCCGGAAAAGCCGCTTACAGAGTACACACAGCAGGAAGCAGAAAGCTTGGTTGATGCGATGTACAAAAACTTCGACCCGAAAGGGACGGTGCTGAAGGATGACGGGAAAGCTTCGTGACGCAATCCCGCTTGCGGGCGGTGAATGGCTTGTGTCATTCACTACCCGCACCCCTCCGGGGGAATGGTTTGACGGGTTGAAGGACAAACCCGTTGCCGTTGAGATCAAGAAGGAATCAAAGGGCAGGTCAAAGGACGCAAACGCTTTTTGTTGGGCTTTGTGTGCTGACATTGGCAAGGCAATGAACCCGCCGTTGAGCAAAGAAGAAGTGTACCGCACGGCAATCAAGGCGGTTGGCGTTTACACCCCGGTCATTGTGGTTGTATGGGACATTGACACAATACGCCGCAGATGGGAAGAGCATGGCACAGGGTGGTTCGTTGAAGTCGCAGACGATGCAGGGACGGGCAAGAAAATGATTCATTTGTATTACGGTTCAAGCACGTACACCGTTGATGAAATGCGGGTGCTGTTGGAATGGCTTGTGGATACGGCACAGCAAATGCAGTTGGCAATTCCGTTGTCAAAGGACGAAGAAGAAAAGATGTTGGAAAGGTGGGGCAAGAAATGACGGAAGAAAGGATTTTTTCCGGGCAGGAAAAGGACATTATTGATTTTATCAAGGCGCATGGGTCAATAACAACCTTGCAAGCGTTCGGAATCGGCGTTGCACGCCTTGCGTCACGGGTGTTTGACTTACGCACAAAGGGCGTGCCCGTCAAAAGTGAAATGGTATCCGTTGAAAACCGCAAAGGGGAAAAATGCCGGGTTGCCCGGTACTGGATTGCGGCATGATTGAAAGCATTGTGCAAGACCTGCGGAACGAAAGGTGCTTTGTGTGCGGTTGCACACGTGAACTTGAGTTACACCACATTATGCACGGGACGGCAAACAGGCGGCTTGCAACCCGATACGGTTTGACTTGCCTTTTGTGCCGCTTCCATCACACGGGGAAAACGGGCGTTCATAACAATGCAGAGTTGAACCGCAGGTTGCAACGGGAAGCACAGATGGCGTTTGAAAGAACGCACACCCACGCAGAATGGATGACGATTTTCGGCAAGAATTACTTGTAAAGAAAGGAATGCAAGGGCAATGGAAAACCATACGAAAAAGATTGACCAAAGCAAATTCAAGGCAATCAAGATTCTTTTGAACGGAGGCGCAACAATAAGAGAAGCGGCAGAATATATGCAGGTATCTTCAGCAACCATTTCATACATCCGCAATGCTGAAACGTATGAGGAATACAAGAACACGATTGCCGCAAAGTCAAGGGCAAATCGTAAAGCGGCACAAAAGCCGCAGGAAACAAAACCGCAGACCACCGCAACTCCGGTTATGAACCCGACCGTTATCCGGGTGGAAGCAACCCATTACATGATGGAAGAAATGCGCAAGACGAACGAACTGCTGAAAACCATTTCAGCGAAGTTGGCGTTTGTTGTGGACGAACTGTGCGGCACAGGGAAAAAGGAAGGTTGATTATGGCAAGGGAGTATGTGCCGATTTTCTTTGAATGGCTTGATGTGACGCAAGACCTTACGGCAGAGGAAAAAGGCAACTTGATTGATGCCGTTGTGTCATACGCAAGCGGGCGTGAATATGAACACCTGCTGTGCGGCTCATGCAAGATTGCTTTCCGTTTTCTCAAAGGGCAGGTTGACCGCAACGCCGCCATTTCCGATGTTCGGCGGCAAGCACGGCAAGGCAAGACACAACAAACAGGAACAAATGACAACAAAACACAACAAAACACAACAAATTCCCCAAAAGAAAAAGATAAAGAAAAAGAAAAAGATAAAGAAAAAGATATAACACCGCAACGGCGGTTCACACCCCCAACGGTTGAGGATGTGCGGGCTTATTGCACAGACAGACACAACAAGGTTGACCCGGAGCGCTTTGTTGACTTTTATACCGCAAAAGGGTGGCGGGTTGGAAATCAGCCTATGCGGGATTGGAAAGCGGCTGTGCGCACATGGGAACGAAACGGACACGCCGGAAACACAACGGGCAAAACCGTTGTTGCACAACAATACACGCAACGGGAATACCGCACAGAAGATGCAGACGCATTGGAAAGGATGCTTGCGTTGAACAACGCATGACAGATACCAACGCCAAACGGCAAATTCGGGGTTTTTTCACCGCCTGTTTGCCGCTTGGCGGGTATTTGCCCATTGAAACAACGATTGCGCCGGAAAGGGGGTTTTTAGATGGATAACGGGCAACGAAATCTGTGCCGGGGATGCAAGTGGTCAAAAGATCAGTTCAAGGAAGCGTGCTATTGCGTGCATTATGGCTATATCGTGAGCAATGGAAAGACAACGTGCCGGGGGTACAAAGAGCGTGAACAAGTACAGGAACAAAAAATGGGAGTTGGACGGGAAAACGTTTGACAGCCAACGTGAAGCCCGCAGATATCAAGAATTGCGGTGGCTGTTGCGGGCGGGCGTGATAACTGACCTTCAAATGCAAGTGCCGTTTGAGTTGATACCAAGTCAAAAGGTTGGCGGCAAGGTTGTGGAACGCCCGGTCAAGTATGTTGCGGATTTCGTGTACACCACGGAAGACGGGTTGCAGGTTGTGGAAGATACCAAAGGGGTGCGGACGAAAGAGTACATCATAAAGCGCAAGTTGATGTTGTACAAATACGGCATCCGGGTGCGGGAGGTGTGAAAGCATGGAAGCCAAAGCTGAAATTGTGAGCAAGGCACGGCGGCAATTCATCAAGCGGGAGCGCATCCGGCGGGCGTTGCAAGGCACAAAGCCGGGGGAAACACTTTGCTTACAAAGCGAAGAGGTTGAAATCCTGTTGGATTGGCTGAAGTACCTTGAGGGAAGGGCGGGTTTGCGTGAAAAAAGATGACGCAAAGCCTTGCCCGTTTTGCGGGGCAAGTGACCTGTACAGGTTTGAGTATCCGTTTACCCGGAAACCGGGAATCCGTGGGTGCTATATCAAGTGCAACCAATGCGGGGCGGCAAGTGGCAATTACGAAACGGTTGAAGACGCTTTGAAGGCGTGGAACGAAAGGACGGAAAGCAATGAATAAAATCACGATTATTGGCAATCTTACAAAGAACCCGGAATTGAGAAGCACAAATGACGGCACGGCGGTATGCGGTTTTACGGTAGCGGTAAACCGCCCGAAAACAAGGAACAACCCGGAACCCGGCGCAGATTACTTCAACGTAAACGCATGGCGGGGGTTGGGCGAAAACTGTGCCAAATACCTTGAAAAAGGGCGCAAGGTGTGCGTTGTCGGGCGTGTATCTTTGCGCACATGGGAAAAGGAAGACAAGCACGGCGCAAGCCTTGAAGTGCTTGCGGAAGATGTTGAGTTCCTTTCAAGCCGCACGGAAACAGCAACTCCCGCAGAACCCGCCCCGCAGGTTGACACGCAGAGCGGTTTCACAGCGGTTGAAATAGATGATGACTCCTTGCCGTTCTGATGGTTTGCCCGTGTAAAGCGTGCGCCCGGAAAGGGTGTGGCAATGCGCATGATACCTGCACAGCCTATCAAGATTGGGTGCGGGAACGTGCGCTTGCCAACGCCCGCCGGGGTGCGGATGCAGATGTAACAAACGCAATTGTTGCGGCACGGTTGCGGATAAAGGGGAAAAAACGATGATTGAACACAAGGTCAACCCGGCAAAGGCATACTTGATGCGGTACAGGGGTTTGAAAGCCAAATGCGCCGCCCTTGAGCGTGCAATCCGTGCGGCATTTGAGGATGCCACGAACACAACGGTTGCGCTGAAAGAGGTTTGCGTACAGACAAGCGGCGGCGGCGAAATGATGGCAAACGCCGTTGTGAACGCAATGGACGCAACGGCAATGCTTGAGGACAAGCGGAGGGAATGTCAAACGGCGTTGCGGGAGATCATGGACGCAATTGAAAGCGTGCCGGATGCCGTGCAACAGACCGTGCTGATTGAACACTATGTAAACGGGCGCACGCTTGCCGAAATTCAAGGGGACATTTGCTATGAAAAGCGCAATACAATCATAATTCACGGGCGGGCGTTGTGGCAGGTGTGGCAATGGATGAAAAAGAAGGGGTTGTGCGAATGAATTGCAGGAACTGTGGCGCACCCATGAAAAACGGGCGGTGCGAGTATTGCGGCACACAAGCTGAACGCAATGTGACAAGCACGCTTGTTGTAACAGGTGACGCAATAAGGTTGGAATGCAAATATGCTGATTCAGAGGGGGAAAAGCATGGAAATTGAATTGAGGAAATACCCGGTTGCGGATGATTTGCTTTGGATGAAACAATGCACGGTTGGCACGATGGGCAAAGACGCAAAGACCCCGCCAACATCCGAATTCGTTCGGCGGCTGTTGGTTGCACGGCACAGCCCTATCCGGGAATTGCGGTTTTCGTATGTTATACGGGACATTCCCTATTGGGTTTCCGTGCATTTAGTGCGTCACCACGTTGGCTTTCAACCCTATGTGCAAAGCCAACGCAATGACAGACAAAACGATTATGACCGCACCAAAGCCCCGCAGGACACCCCGGTCACAATGCGGGTGACGCTGAACGCAGAAGCATTGCTGAACCTTGCAAACAAGCGGTTGTGCGCCAAAGCAAGCCCGGAAACCCGTGAGGTTGTGCAAAGGATGTGCGCACTTGCGGAAAAGGTCATGCCGGAGTTCAAGGGGCTTTTTGTGCCGATGTGCGAATATCACGGCGGGCGGTGCGATGAGGTACAACCGTGCGGGAAGGCGGCAAAAGCTGAATGAATGGACAGAACGTGCCTGTGCAATCATTGATTGACCATATCAAAACGGCGGTTGATGTTGACCCGTGGGCGAAGGAAATGGCGGCAAGGCTGTTGACAAAGGAAATCCCAACGCCCGCAGAGATCGGAGAAAACGGGCGGGGGATTGTGTATTATGCTTGCGGAAAATGCCTTGGAACAATCAGCGTATATGACAGGTATTGCAAGCATTGCGGTTGCGCAAT